TGTTGGCGAACGTCCTGACCCCAGCGGGCTTCACGATTGCGGCCATTGTGCTGCTCCTTACTGGTTGTCGTCAGCCACGGGGGCCGCGATCGGGTCTGCGCTCTTGTCGGCAGACTTGACTCGTGCGGTGCCCTTGCGGGCGGCCTTCTCGGTGGACTCGTCGTCGAGGATGGTCAGCGTGTCGTTGCGCTCGGCGACCTTGCGGTTGATCCGAAACACGTCTCCGGTGTCGCTCGCGCGCACGGTGACTTGGTTCTGTGGCTTCATCACGCCTCCAGCAGCTTGTAGGTGTGGAGCAGGTACAGGACGCCGTTGTCGTCGGCGTCGCGGGTAATCGGCGTCTGGAGTTCGCGCATGGAGAACGGGCTGCCATCGAGCGAGGAGAGGACCTTGTCCTCGAAGACGCCATCGGCGAGGCCGGCATAGACGAGAACCGAGTCGTCGGACCTGCCGAAGATCTGCACCGTGATCCGTCGGTCCTTGCGCGTTGACCCGCCCCCTGTTCGCCGAAGGCCAGGGGTGCCCGTGTCGGTTCCGATCACGGCGTACGGGTAAGCGGGGGACGTGGGGACAGAGCCGATCGAGTAGGCGCGCATTCCAGCGTCGACAGCAAGTTCGGTGATGTCGTCGAGAACGCTCACGGCAGCAGGTAGCCCATCATTGAGTCGATGACGCGCTCGGTGCGCTGCTGCATGCCATCAAGGGCGCGGAGGCCGTCGAGGTAGGCGGGCGTGTCTTCGTTGCCGAACTCCAGCACGGGGCCGAGGAACGCCTGGGAGCGACCTCCTGCGGCCTTCGTTGGATTGGGTCCAGCTTCGACCGCAACCGATGAGACGCCGAAGACTAGGTCGGCGTCGATGCTCTTGGGGTAGCGGCCGGCGTGCCCGTCCTCATGGAAGTGCTCGCGGGCGTTGTTGGCCCACTCCTCGGCGAACGCGTCGCCGACTTCGCCCATTGTCGAGCGCAGGGTGGGAACCATCTTCGGGCCAACGGCCGAGAGGTTGCCGGCCAGCTCGTAGATCTCTGAGGCGTCGCCGCGGAACAGGCTCACGTCAGCACCTCCGTGACCTCGAGTGGGTAGTGGGTGCGCTGCGAACCGTCGCCGCCCGAGCCGTCCACGCGAACGCGGCGACCGAGCATCCGCGTCGGGGTCGAAGGGCCGACGCCGACGCACACCGCGATGGCATTTGACGGCACCTCGTCGGCATCCCACGGGATGCGCAACTCGGCGGTCGTGGACAGCGACGTCCGGCCACCGACCTCGCCGGATGACACTGCACGGGTTCCGCGGGCGAAGTAGCCGGGAGTTGTGAACAGCGGCGCGATGGTCTCTACGTCCCCGCCGGCACCGCCGTTCGCGGCCGGGTCGTACTGGAAGCCACCCGTTGGCACGCCGATCTCGAACTCGTCGACCATGCGGGCGCCGTGGGCACGGCGGCCCGAGGCGAGCGCGCTGTCGAGGCTCACGCCCACGACTCCACGGACGAGGCGTCGTCGGGCTCGAAGCCGGGGCGAATCGAGAACGCGGCCGACTCGCGCGTGGGAGACAACAGCTCCCACCACTCGGGAAGGATCGTGATGCGCTGCGTCTCCGAACCGTGGCGATAGGTGTAGTCGTCGACCGACTCGGACTGGTAGCCCTCCGGGTTGCGGGAGCGCGCCAGCAGGATCTCCGACAGCACCAGCACGAGGGCGTCGTCGTCCACGCCCTCGAGGGCTGCGCCGAGGCGGGAGCGGATGATGACGAGCGCGTTCTTGACGCGCTGGGTGGCCTGGGTGGTTTCGGCTCCGGTCAGAGTGCGGCCAGTCTCGGCTTCGAACGCATCGATCGCGGCGGCGATCAGTTCTTCGTCGGTCATGGCCGCACTCCTCCCTTGTCAGGACTTCGTGGCGGCGGACTTCTTCGCCGTCGCCTTGGGGGATTCGGGCTCCGAGGCGACGGGGGCGGTGGCCCGCGTCTCCACGCCTGCCCTCTTGGCGCGCTCCGCGTCTCGCTTGAGCTCGTCGTCGCGCACCTTGACGAGATCCGGGTCGATGGTCGGCTCCGGTCGGGGCTCCACCTTCACCTCGGAAAGCGCCTTGGCCTCCTCGTCCCGAACCTTCTCGAGGTCCGGGTCCAGCAGCGGCACGTTCCCCGCGTAGGGGTCCGGTCGCACACCAGCGGGCACGTACTCGACAAGGGGCCGCGTCTCCACGGCACCCTTGTCGGGTCCGGCCTTCTTGCGCTTCTCGGCCATCAGGCGATCACGCAGCGTTGATGTAGGTGACGAAGGCGTCGACGTCGTTGACGAGCCAGCCGTACTCAGCCTCCGCGCGGACGGCGAGCAGGTTCTTCTCCCACAGGGAGACGAGCGCGCCGTTGATCGTGACGGTGGCCTCGGTGGACACGTCGTAGGAGATGCCTCCCACGGTGCCCCACGCGGTCTGACCCCAGTCGCCGCCGTAGCCGACGATGGTGCCCGACGCGATCCCCTCGCCCATGTAGGCGGGGCGACCGAGGACGCGGCCGGCGCGAACGGTCTCGGCGGTCTCGACCAGCGGGGAGTCGATGAACAGCGGCCGGCCCGTGGTGTCCACCGCGGCGTTGAACAGCGGCTCGGCCACAGCGTCGAAGGCGAAGCCGGTGAGGCGCTTGCCGTCGTCGACCAGGGCCTTGAGGCCCGAGTTGATGTCGGCGTGCACGCTGCCGGCGGAAGCGGCAGCCGTGCCGATCTCGATGTCCGTCTGCGTGGTCTGGTCGATGAACGTCGCGAACGGCGTCGAGGTGCCGTGCAGCGCGGCCGAGTCGAACGCGATGGCGAACGCCTCGGCCAGGTCGGGGCGCAGGGAGTCGACGTAGCCGCCGGGGTTGGCCCGCACGACCTCCGCGGAAACGACCGCGATGGCGGCCAGCTTCTTCGGGGTCATGGTCTTGAGCGACATGGCGCCCTGGGTGGCGGGCTTGGTGCCACCCTCAGCGACCCAGCCGGCGACCGGCTTGGTGGTGGTGACGGGGATCTCCTGGCCCTTGATCCCAAGCGGGATCTGGCGAGAGAGCATCTGCACCGCAGAGCTGCGGCGAGCCTCGTCGAAGATCGGCGCCGACTGCTCGGCGTCGAGGAAGCCGGAGAAGTCTCCGGTCACGGTTGCGGCGGTGATCGCCATGGTGTCCTCCTGGGACGGTCAGGTGCGGCGCCCAACGGCGCGCTCGAGTGCTTGCGTGAGGCCGTCCCCGTTGAGCGCGAGCGTGTGCTGCGCGCCCTGTGTCAGGTCCGGCTTGGGGGCTGTCTCCGTGCGAGACGCGATGCCGACCGCCTGCTTGAGCAGGGTGGCGGGATCACTGGAGGTCAGGTAGAGATCGCGGTTCTCCTCGGAGATGCTGTGGATCTCAGTCAGGTGATCGCGGAGCTGGTCGGCCACCATTGACGGCAGCTTCTCCAGTTCGGCCTTGGCCTCATCGCGCTCCTTCTGAGCGCGCTCCAGTTCGCTCATGTTGGCCGCCTCGAGCTTGTCGAGTCGGGCCTTGAGAGCGGCGGCCTCCTGCTTGGCCTGGTTGCGCTCGGCCTTCATGCGGTCGAGCGCCTGCTTGCCCGCGTCCCCCAGTACATCCTCGGCCTCGGCAGGCTTGCCCTGCTCGGCGTCGGTGTTGGTCTCGGCGGCAGCGGTATCGGTCTCGGACATTGACGTTTCCTCCGTTGCGGAAGCAACCCGCTGGCCTTGCGCCAGGGGAGATTGTGAGAGCCGACACGAAGGGTCGGATCAGGTGATGTAGCCGTGCAGGCTGAGTAGCCGCATCGCCATTTCGCGGTCACCGTTGGCGGCCTGGTAGATCGCGTCCGGCGTCAGGCGCATACGGCTCGATGTGCGATAGCGGGAGCCGTCGACCTTGCGAAGGTCGCCGAGCCGCTTACCCGCGATGCCTCGGGAGGTCGTGCCAGCGGTGGTCGTGGTGACCGTGCGACCGGGACCAAAGTTGACCCGGCGAAGGCTGCCGTTCTTCGCGTTGACCAGTTGGTTCAGGTCGGCGCCGTCCGCGAGCGCTCTCCGGTCGGCCTTGCTGAGGCCGGTCACGAGTCCGCGGTCCACGAGGTCATAGGGGTTCTGGCGGAACTCCGAGCGGGGATCGGTGGTCGGGAGGTGTGCGCAGTCGCAGCCGGGGTGTCGGTCGAAGCCGGACGACCAGCGGTAGAAACGGCCGGCCAGAATCGCGCAGCGGGAGCACGATGGAGGCGAGAGGTAGCGGACATAGCCCACACGGGGTCGGGTGGCGATGCTGACCGACTCGGCAGCTCGCGCCGCGTCCGCCACGAGTGACATCACGAGCCGGTCGAGCTGCCATTCGGCGTCAACCTTGCCGGCCATCTCTGTCACCGCATCTGGCGACGCTGTGAATGCGAGGGGCATGAGGGTGGCCTCGGGTGGCACTGGCGTGCCCTGCTCGGCGAGCATTGCAGACAGTGCGGCGGTCACGGTCGAGGCTGCGGCGGCCTGGTGGCGGACCACTACAGCGGCGACCTCGCCCTTGCGCGCGATCCTCTTGTACCGCACGCGGATCGGCATCTTCGGCCCGATC